ACGTAGCGGTACGTGAAGGGGTCGAACATCCAAGCCATCGGCGAAAGATAGTCCGGCGGCACATCGCGCGGCGTTTCATCGGTGATCCCAAAACGAATGCGGGTATAGTCGAAACCTTCAAACAGTGGGATCCACGAGAGTGTATGACGGACCGTATTCTGATAATCAGCAATCGTGTCGACGTCGTCAGGTGGCGGATCGCCGGGCACCGGCTCATCGGCTTCTACCAACTCGCCCTCATCGTCCAGTAGCGGCGCGGCTGTGCCCGCGTTCCAATCCCACTTCTTCACAACGCCGAACGATTGATAAACCGCATGGAATTTGTCTTGGTTGCGGTACTCGTCGTGGTCCGATTCGGCCTCGGATAAATTCCCGACGCTTTCGCGATAGCTTTCCTCGTTTTCCGGCAGCCAACTCGGCACAAGCGTCGCGACCGGGTCAAGTGGATCCGCCGGCGGCGGCGGGTCGGGCGTGGGGTCGGGAACGCCAATTGTATCGAGCGGCACATTGGCCCGTTCGGCGGCCAGTTCGCCCCACAGCGAACAACAGACTACGATCCGTTTGCCTACGACGCGGAGTCGGCTGTAATAGTGATCGCGAGCCAAGACCAGCAGCGTCTCTTCGTTGTTGTTTGCCTCGCCGACTTCAATTTGAACCGTGTCCGGATTGGCCGGGAGCGTCGCCCCGCCAAACGAGAACGACTGGGCAGAAAGCGCGTAAACAAAAACCTCGAACCCAGTCTCCTCATCGCCGTCGGAAATCAACCGGATGGTGTAGTCCAGTCCTCGCGAGACAGGGATCAGTTTCGCGAGCATCTCTGCGGCCGACTGCGTTGTGTCCCAAGTGATCGGCTCTTTCAGGTCCTCCAAAACCTCCGCAGCGCCCGCGAGTCGCCACTCGGGCCCGCCGCCGTCGGATTCGTCGAGGAATTTCTTCAGCAAGTATTCGACGTGTTGGCGATAGTCCCACAACTCCTCGCCGCCGTAGACGTACACGCCATCAGGGGTCGCCGTCGTGCGATTTCCCCGCTCGCTATTTTGGGGATCGTTCACGGGCGGCACCCAACCGATTAGCTGCTCTTCTGCTTCCTCAAACTCGGTACTGCTCACCAGCCAGTGGGATTTGTCGATAAATCGCTTCCGCAAGATCTGCGCGGGGCCGTAGGCCACCCACATCTGCATTCCGGAAAGCCCCTGGCTCGAACCATATAGATTGCGCTTCTCCGCAGAGAAGCGGCCGAGCCACACCGTGGACAGTTCGGGCCCCTCACCGGTCAACGAACGGACGCGAACCCACCAGTCGGTCAAGTTAACCGCCGTGTCGATCGATGCCGGGAAATCGGCTTCCCACGGATGTTTGGTCGGGCCGTAGGGCCTGAGCAACACCAGCTCGCTCAAATCCTGCCCAGCGCTGACCGCGCTCATTGTCTGTATGCGGATCTCGGGAGCCCAGAACCATGCGTCGGTCCAGTTTTGTTTGATCTCCACCAGCGGCTGCAAGACCGTTTGCGGGAAGGCCCCCAAGGTCGGTGAAATGATGATGACACCCACCGATCATCCCCCTATCCCGCGAGGCGCCGTGGGACCGGTCGCGTCGACGGCGATTGTGAGCACCTCCGACGATTCGCTATAGACCCAACCCCCATCGTTGCGACGGGTCTGCAGCCGGACTTTTACCGTTATCCCGGCTGATTGGGCCGGCAGTTGGTAGACTAGGTAATCTAAATCGGCCGCTGCGATCGCCTGGGTGACGTCGGGCGTATCGGCCGGTGGAGTGCTGCCGTCGATCGTGTAGGCCAGGGCCCACTGGCTGGCCCGTAACGGGCCCGACTGGGCATAGATCCCCACGACTCGCACCACGCCGGACGCCCGCGGCTCGATATGCCACCGCAAGGGGCCGGCTGGCGGGCTGCCTGTCTCGACACCGGCAACCAGGTCCAGCCGGACATACGTTTCGCCCATCGGGCCCAGCGGCAGAAAGCCCGAGTCGTAGATGCCGTTGAAATAGCTGATCGACAGGTACCACGTCCCATCGGCGTAAGCGTCGGCCGGTTCGTGGGGCAAGGTCGCGTTGGTGGCAAAGGGCGAGTCGCCCTCGACCGGCGGGGCCGAGTTGGACCGGTAGAACCGATATTCGGCCGTGTTGAAAATGCGGTACAGCCCCCGGGCTTCCGCGCGATAGGTGATCTTCTTGGCGGCAAGCACCTGGGAGCGCGGGATCCGCGCCGCCCGCCCACGCTGTCGCGTTGCGATCACACCCAGCATCAGAATTCCTCGAAAACGATATGGCCGGACATCGTTGCGGCAGCGGCCGTTCGGGGCGTGGTAATCAATCCGATCGTTTCATTCTGATTGCAAACCGGGGCAGCCGGGTCATCCGCCGCCCACTCTTTGATGAGGGAATTCTGACGATGCAACTCGATTGCCCAAAGCGCGGTGCCGTACGTGGTCGGCTCTGCCGTGTAGTCGACGCCGGCACTGATAATCGAGGCCAGGCTGTCCGAGTCCAAGGGCTCCGGCGTGGGGGACGAGGCGGCCGTCCCGGCGGTCGTGTTGCCGGTCCGCTGCAACGACACACCCATATTCAAGTCGGCCGGCGCGTTGTCCGAAAAGCCCAAGGCGATTTCTCGAATCCGGCAGCGATGGCCCGCCGTGTCGGCCGCGATCACCGCCGCGATGGTGGTATCCGCGTCCGCGATAGCGTCCCCTAGCACGTTGCGAAACGGCACAGCAAAACATCTTCCCATGACTATCCCCTAAATGAAAAGTGTAAAAGATTCAAAAGTCCGCCGTGCGATGCGGCCCCGGCGGCGACCGTGCGGCGGACGTACAGAGTCATCGTGACACCCAGACCCAAGTCGCCAAAGTCGAGTGCTGCGCCCTCGTCCGTTGGCGAGACCCACGCGGCCCCATCGTCGGAGATTTCCATGTTGACCGTGTTGCGGTCAATCCACGCACGCAACTGACTGAGGATCGAGTTGGACACGTTCCGCAGCGTGAGTGCCCAGCTTTCCACGCTGCCAGCGGAAGCCTCCGCGGCCGTGACGTCGTCGCTGGCCACGGCGTTGTTGTAGACCTCGTCGAGGATTACGCGGGCCTCATGGACGCCGGCCAACAGGCTTGTGGCAAGTACTTGGATGCGAATGTATTTGTCCGGGTCGTCGGCATCGCGTAGCAGGTAGATTCCGTCGACGTCGCAAAGCACCGCCGGCCCAAACCGAGAACCACCCGGCGCCTGCCACTGCAAGCGGGTACCGTCCCCTTTACTGGCCAAGCGGCCCATGCCGGGACCGTTCCGCCCGGCAACGAATAAGGGCACCACGCCGTGGATCGAACCGATCAATCGCAGGTGTTCCACCTCGAACGATGCCGCCTCGATGCGGAGGCTGGCCCCGCCGGCGCCGCTGGGGATGGCAGTCGTCAACTGGGGGAACGAGAAGAGAACCCGCGAGTGCGGACGCGTGGAGCGCCGACGGTGGTGTGATTGTGCTTGGGTGATCGCTCTCATCACGCGGCCTCCGTGAACGTAACCCGTGTAGTCCCTTCATCGAACGCGACCGTAAAGTCCGGCCCGTCCGGCGTACGCACGATCGTGCGAGCGGCCTGGCTTACCACCTGGCCGTCGTTGCCCGCCTTGTCGACCGGCACGACCCGCCAGGCGTAGCTGGAGAGATCGTCTAGCCGCGGCGTGACGAGACGATAATCCCAACGGTCCGCGTCGTGGTTCATCCGCCCGATCTCCGTCCAAACCCCGCCGTCCTTCGCTTGTTCGATCTTGTAGAGCGCGACGTCGGCGGCAGTCGAGGCAATCCACCAGACGACCGAACGGATAGACGGAGTGGCCGGTCCATTCAGCACGTAGTCAAACGAGGCGTCGTTCGACGCGATGCACTCCACGCGGGCCTGGTCACCCTCGGGCAGAATCAGCACGTATTCCGGCGAGGCCGTCATGGCGACGAACGTGCCGTCGATAAACCAGTAGTGATAGACGTCGCCAACCAAGGGCGAAGTTACCCGAACCGTCGTCAGTTGACCCAATTGGAATTGTTCATAGGTCAACGGGAAGGACCGGGCCCGTTTGAAGATCCGCGATCGCGGACGGCGGGCGCTCGTCGGCGCGATCGCCCGGCAATCACCCCCAGTAACCCGGCTTCGGTTGGCTCTGCCATCAGGTAAGCACCCCTTGGATACTGATCTCACCACGCCGCCCGGCGATGCCGAGCCCCTGGATTTGCCAAGCGGGGATCTTTGATGGATTCGATACGCTCACCACCAACATCCCCGTGTAGGAATCGCCATGGTCATCGGTAATCGCGATTACCGTCCCTTGGAGCGCTCCAATCAGCCCGGCCCAAGTGTTGATCTGCGCGCTGGTGGCGTACTCGATGCAGATAAATTCAAACTGCGAATCGTTCTGCCCGAGTCGGTGGGCTCCCACGCCCGTCAGACCCGGAATGATCCAGAGTCCCACGCGCGTCCGCTTGGCGATCGGCGACGAAGGCCGGACGATGTCGCAAGCCACTCCTCCAACCGATCCGGACATCAGCGGTCCCTCCCGATAGATTGGAGTGCGGGCTTCCGGCCCTGCTGAGTGATCCTCTCTCGCTGGGTGTTGGCCGCATCGAGCTTCGCGTTGGCCTCCGCTCGCTGCTGGTTTCCCTCACGTATCGCATCCACCAGATCCTGCAGCCCGGCATCCCCGACGCCGCCACCCGATCCCGGGCCGCCCATGACGGAGCCCGTCGACTGGAGCGACTCTTGTGGCAGGCGCTGGCCCGGTGATTCGAGTTCGTGTAGCAGACGACCTCGTTCTTTGACGGCGGCAATGTCGGGCATCGGTCTTACTGCCCGCTGCGGGAGCGCGGGGACCACCCCTTGCGACTCTATCATCTCATCCCACCGCGATTTCTTCGCCAGTTCTGGCAGGCCCACAACACCAACGCCGCCACCGCCAGGCCCGCGCATAGTGACGCTCGTGGATGCTCTCGGTTTTCTTACCCGGTTTCTGACCTCTTCGATGAGTTTGCGCTGTTCTGCGATCTCATCGCCGGGAGGCCGTAAGCGATCGAGGCTGGGGTTGAATAGAGAGAGCGGTTCGAGCCGTACTCTGGGCGTCGACGCCGGGATCCGCCCTGCCGATTCCATCCAGCCTTTCAGCTCGTCCGATGGAAGGCCAGCAGGCGGGGCGCCAAAAAGGCCCTGGGAAAGTAAGCCGAGCATGCCGGGGCCGCCGCCCATTGGCGAGATACTCGTATGCCCTTGATTCAGTAGTTTGTTCGCCCGCTGTTGAAGAACTTTGGTGTCGGGCATGCCGTGGCGACGGCGGGCCGCTGCTCGCTCTTCTTGGGTGCGTGGGACCGATGGGTCGCTCAGTTGCTGCTCGAGAGTCCTCGGGCGTTCGGCTGGGGCGCCCGACTGGGGTGATGCGGGTGGGGGTTGCTGGACAGGAACATCTAGCTTCAAGGACTGGCGCACCTGCTCGCGCAAAGGGCCTTTCGGCAACTTGGGCTCTGCCATTTGCAAAAACCACTCATCCCCTTTGAGAAAACGCTTCAAACGTACTACGGCACGGGTAACGCCTAGCGCCATCTCGACAGCCCGCGGCGACTCTGCTTGCTCGATGTCTTTCCGCATCTCCGCTTTGACGCGATCCTGTATCGTCTCCGCAAGATTTCGGCGGATGCCCAACTTCATCTCGCCGAGTTCTTTTTTCGCCCTTGCCTGTTCTTTCAATTCGGCCGCGCGGACTTCTGGAATCCCTCTGGCAAGTCGAATTTTCGTTTCGGCTGTATCCGCATCTTGTGCTCTCTTGATCTCGGTGAGAATAACGTCATATTGCTCCATCTTCAGCGATAAGCCCCTAAACGCTGCTAGTGATTCCGATCTTTCACCAAGCAGGTCGGTTAGTTTTCCGGGAGTCGGAGCCACTCGCCGAATCTCTAGAATGATTTCCTTTAGGCTCTTGTCTTTGAAGCTCGCTTCCCCCGTTCCTTCCTCCGTGATTTTCCCAATCTGCCGAAGTAATGCCGTAACCCGCGTTCCGCCACCTGACGGCGTTCCTGTTTCCTCTGCCTGCAATGCAGTTGCGGCTAACACCTCTTCATCGGAAATCCCCAACGCCCGCGCGAAACCACCTCCGCCAGCCGCTGCTTCAAGTAACGGCTCAACAATCGCCGGGTTGAACTTGGACGCTGCAAACGCCTTGGAGATTACCTGCCGAACCGTGCCAGCCTCCTTGGCACCAAACGAGGAAATCATCGTCTTGACGGCACGTGCCATCACGTCTGGTTGGCTGATTACACCGGACGATCTCAAGTCGATGAATAGCTGCGCCTCCTTCTGCACGCCAGCCGATCGGAGACTGAAAGCGACTCTTGCAGCTTGATCGAGCGTTGCACCCCCGCCCCCAGCGTAAATGCGTTCTGTCAGATCGACGAGCCCCTGCATTTCCCTTGGCGTTTCGGCAAGTTGTGCCAACGCTCCTAGGCCCTGCCTGGATTCGATAGCCCTCCTTGCCGCGTCTGCACGCGCTTGATCCATCTCCCGCAGCGCCGCCGTGACACCCTGGACCGCTTTAGAGACGCCAAGAAACCCAATGGCAAACTTGGCCAAGCTGTTGATCGCTGCGGGCCCGAACGCCTGCTTACCACGCTCACCGACTCGGCCCACGTCCTTCGCCAACTTGTTCGCCGCCACGCCGGCCCGCTTCGTCGTGGCGATGCCCTTCGCCGCGCTCTTTTCCACGGCGTCCATTCCGGCCTGCGCCTTGCGGTAAGACGCCAGCAGCTTCCGCTCGTCGCCGGAGAGTTCAAAAACTACGGTTGCCACGGGAGGGTCCTCTAGGGTCCAAAGCCGCGGTCTACGGCCTTCACCTTGCGTCTGCGCGTATGGGCGACACCACCGGACGGCGTGGCCGTCACCTCCAGCCAATACCAGCTACCGCGGGTCAGCGATGCCGAGGCCGGCAGATTGCCTACGAAGTTTCCGTCCGACGAGGCCACGTAACTCATGGCCACGGCGCTCGCCCCGGTGACCACGTCGCCGTTATTGTCGTCCGCGGCGTTCGTCTCGTAGACGCTGAAAACAACCGTCGCGGTGCCGTCCAGGTACGTGTTGGTCGCATCATCCTTGGCGCCTTCCCACCAGATGTCGCACCCGCCAACGTAGATTTCTCCAGTGCTCATGAGGTCTGGTCCAACGCCCAAAGGTCCGCTAAGGTGGGTCGGTATCCGGGGGAGAGTCCGGCGGCCCATCGTCGGAAGATGAGCCAGCGAGTTGACCTACTTTTTTTTTGATAAGCATCATCTTCGTGGGCATGTCGACCAACGCGTCAAGGACCTTGATGGCCTGCCGCTGGCTCAAAAGACCCAGCAAATCGGCCTCCGTCGGTCCCAATACGTAGTTCTCCGCGAGCGCCGTGATTGCCGAGTCGTGCAGATCATCAAACTCGAACTCCACCGCCTCGTCGTCTTCACCCGCCGCCTCCACGGCCCCCGTCCGCACGTCGTACCAACGGCAGGCCAGGTCCCACAGACCGCGATAGCGAACCGCTACGTCCCCGGGCACCCACTTTCCGTCGTCGTCACGAGTCGAGACGCGCGGCACGGCGTGGTAATAGGCGAGTTCGCCGTCCTCTTCGCAAATCCCCCGGGCCACCGGCACGTGCCATTTCGCGCCGTCGCACAGCGTGACCCAATGCCCGCCAAGCGACTCATTCCGCTCAAGGTCCGCCGGGCCGGGGCGAGCGTCGTTATAGATGCCGACCCATACATTCGCGCCGGACACATCCGTAGCGGGATCGCGTCTCCAGGTTTGCTCGTCAAGGTAGCAGCCGATCTTCTCGACCCTCGTCGGGTCGGCCACCACGACGCCCACACCGCCGTCAGGCCCGCCGCCGTGGATCTGACACGGAGTCATCGCGGCCGGGAAGGCGTAGCCCAACCCCAGCCGGCGGACCTCGTCAACCGTGATCGCCCGGGTCTGACCCGGGATGTAGTACAAAAATCCAGCCATTATTAGGTGACTGCCGACGCGGTGTCGATAACCAAGGGGTCGTTTGTGCCGTCGTAATCCAACGGCATTGTGAGTACGGTTTCAGAAGGTTCTCCGCCGCCCACACGGGCAATCGTCTCGATGGTGGCCATCCCGTCGGCAGTGAACTTCACGTGTTGGGCGGTAGCGTCGGCCAGCAACGTCGCCCCCTCTTCCCGCTTGCGGAGATAGATGCTCGTGTTGGCATGGGTGGCCGCCTTGCCGATCAGCGGAATGCTCGCCGCCGCAAACCACGTCGGGTCGATGCCTCGCAAGGTCAGCATCGGCTTGATGTCGCGGATCGAGACGTAGCGGTCCCAAATGTCGGAGTCGGCCCCTTCGCTCACCGCGTTGACGCCGAAGTCGATTTGTAATTGCCGAATTTGCGGCATAGAGATCGCGCCGATGGTCGCCGGACCCAGGGTAAACCGCTCATCGTCGGCCAGGCCGGAGGGGACCGCGACCGAGTCGTTAATCACAACAGGGTCGTTTGAGCCGTCATAAGTGACCACGACGTCGTACGATAATTCGGCGTCGCCCTGGTGATCGCAAGTCAACGTCCGCGGGACGATAATCCCTTTGTTGATAGTCAGCTTGCGGTGAACGGAGGTGCTATCCCGCGTCGCGCCTTCTTCGTGCTTTTGGAGATAGTACTTCAAGCCCGTTCCAGTAATCGCCAAGCCGGTCAGCCCGCATACGCCTAGCGCCCTGGCGATTTGCAACGTGGTGAAACTGGTAACCGGTTTCTGTGCGGTGATCGACAGGAACTCGGGATAGACTTGCCCTGAGGTCACTTCGTTGGCGACGTTGGTGCCCGACCCCAGGTCGTACTGGGAAATCCCGCCGATCAGCGTCGACTGGCTTTCGACGCCAAACCCGCCGAAAATTTGCGTAACCGGCATGGCCGTATCCTCTCTTTCGCGTGAGTATTGAACGTTTTAGGCGGGAGTCGTGTCTTTGATCACCAATAGCTTGACGTTCGCCACCCCACCGGACGAGTTGGTGAAATAGAGTCCGGTGATGTCGGTGGTTAGCAGGTTGGTAAAATAGGAGCCCGTGTACCAGATGTAGGGATTGTTCGCCAATAGGTTGATTGTGTCGGCCGGTGTCGTGCCATCGTTGGTCTCCATCGTGACGTCTTTGTCCGACACGATGATGATTGCCTGGATGAGACTGACGTCCAATGCGAAATTGACGAGGTAGTCCGTCGAACTGTCAGCCACGGAGACGTCAAGGTTGTCTTTCCCGTCACCAGTAAAGGTTGGAGTGGTTGCCGGGGCCACTTCGCCGCCGGACTCGGTGAGTTTTTGCACGAGATCGGCGATGAATGACATGGCTTTACTCCTATCGAATGGTTCGGTTCAAGTAGTCGTCGTGACGACGCATTTTGATATCCATCACGCGATCGAAAGTCCGGCCCAAAACCGTTCTCTCCCGCGCGGTAGTCATGGTCAGTTCTTGCCGCATGCTGATGCGTCTCTGCTTGGGCGCAGACGATGATTTCTCATGCTTCTGTTTTTTGGGTGAAAACGATAAGTTACCGGCATCCATCGAGAGCTTGCCCGACCGGCCAGTGAGCGTGTAACGAACCCGCTGTGTGGCCCGTTCCGACTCGCCGCTATAGACCAGCGGACGCGTGTGCCCCACGTGCCTGCGCTTGCCCTTCTCGTATGCCCGCGTCCGCCGCTCGTAGTGGTATTCACTCCTGGCCGACTCGCGAAAATGCTTGGGCCGCATCTCGCCGTGCCAGCGGCGAAGCGTGGCCAGGTAAGCGTCTTCCATCCACCAACGCACCAACCGCGTGGTCGCGCCGGCGCCACGGGCGAGCATCGCCGCCGAGCCTCGGTACTCTACGCGAACACGCATCGGTATCATTTCATATCCCTACGATCGGAAGATCTAAAATGGCTAGCTGGGAGGGCACTTCGCCTGACAGTTCCCAGCCACGTTCAACCTCCTCAATTGACGTAAAGCACAAGTAGCCGCCAGTGCTGGCCACCAGCAAATCTTCCAAACCACCAATAATTGCATCGACCGCGTTATGAAATGTCGCATTGGCTTCGGAATAAGGACCGTCGCCACGATCCGCCGGTCCCGACCTCTCCAATTCAATTCTGATCGCCCCTTCGCTTCGGAAAGAATGCGTAGAATCTTTGATCCGTCGCCATGGATTGCGATCTGACATCCCAACGATGGCGAATGGGCGGTAGTGCTCGCGTTCGCTCTCGGCATGGCGCACACTGGTGGCCGGCAACGGCAACCCGAATTTCCAAATGCGCTCGTCTGCAATCGCCGCCGTCGGCGCGTTCACGAAATCCCGAAACGCGGAACATGCTGCGAGCATGGTCACCGTATTCTCAATAGCCCGACCGAATGGTCCCGTCAGAGCCGTTGTCATTGGGTTACCTCACTCGATATCCTTCCAGCGCCCGCTCTATGCTGCTACGTCGCACCAACTTCAATATCGCGTAACTCCCCGTGAGCCCCGCGAGTCCCTCTACCGACCAGAGCACTCCGCTCACGGTCACCTCGGCCGCCTCGTCGGGCGACGCCACACCGCCGAAATCCGAATCGGGATCAACAGTGATCGTCCCTTCGCATCGCTGGACCAAAATACGGTCTCCGCGCCGTTCCTCTTCCTCCGTCTCTTCCGGCCCCAGGATGATCGTCACTGGTATGTCTGGCGCGCCCACCGGCGAATAGATGCCGGGCTGCCCGTGCCGATACATCAGCGCGGGCAGCCCGGCGACGAGGAGGTCCGTATCGAAACGACTCATGTTTACGTCACGTCGGGGGTACGGGCGGTCAGTTGGGCCACGCGGAGAACACCCGTTGCGGTGCCTGTCGTCTTTTCCATGTGGGCCAATAGCTTCAATGGGCCGGTGGCGGCATCCAGCGCAAACGTCGTCCCACCCAACATGAGCACGCCATTGATGTAGATCTGGATGTCGGTCAGGTCGCGACAGTCAAAGGCAAAATCGAAATAGGTGTCATCAACAGCGTCGATGGTCGAATCGGTTTCGGCCACCTCGGTGGTGCCGTCATCAGACTCCAAGAAGATGTCCAGCGCGTCGTTGAAGTGAACGAACAGGCTCTCGGCGATGGCGCCCGCATCGGTGGCGTGCGTAGCGCTCGCAATACCGACGTTCATGTCTACGGCAGCGGCAGAGCCGACAGACCAGATAGCCATCCGGCCTTCGATGATGAATGGAATCGTCACCGGAATCGAGTGGATCGACAGCACGTCGCATTTCTCGACTTCGCTGGTCGCGATCATCGTAAGCTCGATGGCCCCGGGCTTGGATAGCACCGTCGCGTCGCCGGTAACGGTATCCAAAGAAGGGCCGTTCAGCAGGTCGAGTGTGTAGACCGGCTTGACGTTCAGGTCAGCCACCACGGTCGTATCGGCACTGGCCGCGTCGCCTACGGCCGTCCCGAGATAGAAGTCAGCGCCGGCCGCCGCCTTGAGTGGCGTCGCGGTATTGGCCGACCGATCCCACCAGAGCGGCGCGCCGTCGAGGATGACAACCGAGGCCGTCTTGAGAACGGTAAACTGGCCGGCAGTCTGCAAAGCAAGCGGGTCACCAGACGCCGTGGCCATTGATTTCGCAGCAACACCCGCCCTGCCGTCTGGCGATTGAAAGACCGGGTGTGTACCGGCAACTACGGCGGCCGGCGCGGCTACATCCAGCGTGTTCGCGTTGGCGTCTTTTGAAAGTATGGCTTCCGCAACCATGGTAAAAACTCCTAAAAAAGGTTGATTGGTTTGTGTAACTCGCTTTTAGCCCACGACTACCCGGCCCCGGTGGACTTGTGCCAGGTTCGGTACTCGGTGAATGCCGCGCCAATGTCCATGTTGATGTCCCAGCCGAGGCCCCATTGCCCTTGGGTAAGCACGAACGAACGAACGGAAGGCGCACGGTTCGTGCCCCGCCGATAGGCGACACGTAAGCCACGGCTACCACCTTCGGCCAAGAACCAGTTGGTTGCGGTGCCCGTCCGAACGGTTTTCGTCTTGGGATCCGTCACGCCGATAGCGTCGATCCGGCTATCGATCACGAGGGTGATCCCCTCTTGGGCGATCAGATTGATGGGAGCAAACAGCGGGTCCGCCGAATCGGCGAACAGTTTGATTAGGTTGGCCGAGGACAACAGGGCACGGGCCGTCCATTCCAGGTCCGGAGGAACGATCAAGTAGTTCGGCCGGATGTTCAGGCTGTCACCGGGCTTGGTAGTCGTTCGGCCGAGTCGCTGCACAACCATGGCCGTAATCGCGGCCCGCAACCCTTCGGCCCCCAGCGCGGCAATCGTCAGGTTTGCGTGTCCGCCGGTGGTAGTCACCGCGGTGTCGTTAAATACTGCCCCCGTGTCCGTCATGGTCGGATTTTCCAGTATCAGCGCGTAAACAAGTTCGGGCCGGAGCTTTCGGGCATTCTCGCCCATTTCGGCGGGCATCCGCATGATCGCACCAAGGCGGTCGTCGATGATGGTCTGCTCGTCGACGACAAATTGCTTAGCGTATCGAGCAATCTTGTATGTTTCGCTCGAATCGCTCGCGGTGGCGTGCTTGGCCGTGTCGCCACTAGGGAGGCGCTCCAGTTGAGCGTCGGCCTCAAGCGTAACCTCCTCTTGTGCCAGGAAGTTCGGCACGTCCTCTTCATCACACCAGCCGTTAGTCGTGTCGCCCACAGTCTCCCACGCGGCCATCAGGCGGGCGTAGACGTTCGTGGTAAACACGCTGGACAACGATGTGCCGGACACGGCCGCGCGAACCGTATCTTCCGGGTCACGGGACATTCGCCCGCCGTCCATGCGTATGCACTCGCGGCACAAGTCGATGGCTGGCATTCGCGAGAACCGGTCGCCGTGATCGGCTTCCTGTTCGGTGAATCCATCAGCCCGCCTCGGCGTACGTTCGCCGCGGTGGAAGCTGTGCTTCGTCGGGTCGAGCCCCTGTCCAATCAGCAGACCAGCGGCCAGAGTTCGGGCGTTGCAATCAGTCTCGTGACTCCGCGGATGAATCCCACCCACGGCCGGCGTGCGATCCTCTCGCATTCGCGTGAGAGTTTCCCTTGACGTCCGTTCCTCGTTCCATCCTTCGGAAATCGCCCGCTGAACGAACTCGTCGTCGCCATCGTCACCCACGACCCGGCGAATCATCTCCACGCGGGTTCGTTCGTCGGCGATCGCCTGTTGACGGATGGCCTCTTCGTTCAATGGTGCCGGACCATCGTTACGCTCCAGCGGCGTCGGAGGGTTTGCCGGAGGCGTCTCTTGCCGCTCGAGCGGCTTCCATGGCTCATCGGCCTTGACGCCCAACCCTTCCAACGACAGCCGCTGCAGGTGCTTGGTCGCGTCGTCGCCGGGTTCGATGGCCAGTACGTCGACGATCTGTCGTTGCTGGCCGCCCAGGGCGTCCATGAACGCCCGGATTTGTTCGTCGGTCGCCTCGGTGCGAAGGCCGATCGCCTCGAGGTATTTTCGCAGTTTCGGGTTCACTTGGTTCTCCTTAGCAATGGGAGGTGATTCTTCGCGAATCTTGGCCCTCGGATCCGCTCCAATGGGCACAAGGGAAAGCTCTTTGACCTGCCAGCGAGTGGTAATCCGCAACGGACGCGAACCCGCCTTGTATTGCCGCCCGGCAACGGTCTTGGTCGTATTGGGTTCGATATCGGTAAACTCGATCGAGCGATAGCCGACCGAGACGGAGTCCACGTGGCCTTGCCGTACCTTGTTCCACGACGCGTCGGCCCGCTGATCGTCGCGGGCAAAGTAGGCCCGCCCCATGGTTTGGTCACCTTCGATCCGCATCCTGCGAACGCTGCCTAGAACGTCGTCGATCGAGTAGCGCCGGTGTGTTTCTAAGAGCGGGATCTGTTCGGGCAACTCTGCCCCGCGAGACAAGAGCACCTCGTCAATCATCCCCCAGCGGTTCCAGTCGAAGACGGTCACCTTGTCTTCAGTGGACATCACCACCTCGACCGATCGCTCCGCCTCATCGAGCGTATCGGCCCGCAGCGTAATCGTCCGCGAAATCATATCGCGGCGTTGGTCCGGTTCGGCGCGGGTAAGGAGTCGCTCAAGCATTGGCTTCCTCTTTTTCGTTGACTTGATTGCCGTCCGACTCTTCTTCCTCTTCCACGCCGTAGATCGAGGAAAAATCCACCGGAGCCTTGGGGTACGCTCCGATCGGTGGCAGCGGCGGCAGACCGGCCGCGGTGAGCTTTTCGTTGGTTCGCAGATGCTTGGCGATCACGCGATCCTCGTCGGTACCGCGAGCCGTGCAGGCATCGGCGAAGGGAATGGTTCCGTTTTCCAGCCCGATCCGTTCCCCCAGTCCTTCTTTGGCTGGGTCGACGTGCGGAGGTACCGGCCAGGTCCATTCGTAGGTCACGCGCGCCGGCCGCTCGGGAATGGCCAGCCGCTTGGAGCGATAGTAGAGCGACGACTCGCGATCGACGTCGTCGACCAGGCCGGAGAGCATTCCAGTCGACTTGGGCGTCCCGGATAGCCAGTATTGAATGGCCCGTAGCATGCGGTAGTAGCCCTGGCCGTCGAATCTGGCCGACGAATAGTTGTGTTTTGACGCGTCCAGCCGGACCGTCATCAACGGCATCCCGACCGGGCGGCCAAGATCGCTCTGGCGTTCGCAGCGATAGTCGGGGTATTGCGTGCTCGGCTGGGTTGCATTCATCATGGCCGGCTTCCAACCCGGCGGGCCGGTCGACTGAGTGCCCCGCTCCATTTCAAGTTGGGCGCTCTGTTCGAGGTATGTAGACTCGGGGTGGTCCGTGTACCAGTACACGCCCGAGTTGGCCCCCTGGCGGGCCGCATCGCCCACGTCGAGGTCGTAATCCTTCAAGTCGGCGGCCGTCTGCAACGAGGGCGCCATCCAAGGGACGCCGCGAATCTGATCCTCTTCCCGCAGAAGGAACTCGTGAATAATGTCGTCCGGTGGAATCGGATCGGCCTTGCCAAGCGATAGTTCGTTGACGCCGAACCGCTCTGGCTGCTCGATGTAGTACTGCGTGGGCGTCCCATCCTCATCCAGGCGAATGCCCATCACCACGTTGGGATCGCCGGCCAGGCCGGATGGCGTGTTGAGTCGCCGGGGATGAATCGGCTTGACCCGCATCGACACCGGCCCCGTCGCCGCCTTCTTGGTGATCTTCTGCGCCACATATTCGCCGTTCTTCCACAGCCCGCGTACACAGAGCTTCAGCCACTGGGTGCCGGAGATCGTGGGGTTCGGCATAGGTGACCTGTACCAGTCGTTCCATTGTGCCTCCAGCCAGTCGTTGTAGGCGGCCGAATCGCTCTGCACCTGAACCGTCGGGCCATCGAATCCCACCACGTCGTTCTGATGGGTCGAGATCATCCCGTCGATCGTCGGGTTCGTGTCCGATTCGTAGGCGCACCGGTTTCGCAAGGTTTCCAGGTAGGTCAAGAGGTCGGCGTTGAGCGATTGCCCTAGCGCCGTCTGCCAGTGCGACGAGTTCAGCCGGTGAGTCTGCGCGCCGTCCCATCGCCGAGCCCACAGTGGGGCCGGGTAGCTTCGGGACACGCGTACTTTTGCTACGGCGGTCATAAGGCGGCCGATGGTCCGGCCCACTGGATCTTGGTTCGTTGGATGCCGGTGCCGGCGGAAAGCTGCTGATCGCACTGGGCAATCAGGTCTTTGATCGCCCCGCGGTCGTATTCCACGGTGGCCCCTTGACGGAAGCCGCCGTCGGGGATGGCAACCAGATAGGCCAGCGCCTTCAGCGCGTGCGTTTTGGCCGTGGCGTAATCGCCGGTGCCAATCGCCGTGGCGGCGGCTGCCATTTCCGTATTGACCAAAGAAGCGCTCATACGCCCATCGTAGAGGCGGAGCGGGGGTTCAGATGGGGGGCTAGGGTACAGAATCTGTACCACTTAGTCGTTGAGCAACTCTTGACTACCGAAAGACCAGCCGCAGGCATTGCACTTGTGCAGCCGCTCTCGCACCGTTGCCCCTACCTTCGGCTTCGGAGATTTGGCAACCTTTTGGTTTTTGGAGTTGCATTGCGGACACCGGAGGCGGGGGTAAATCACGCCCTCGGGCTCGTCGGTGGATTGTTCTTCCAGTTCGGCCTCCGCCTGCCCGTTGCTGTTCTTCTTCTTCTCCTTCTCCCCCACAACGAACGTCCCGCCGCAGTGGTTGCACTGCTGGCGGGTGAACTCCGCGGCGTCGTCCGCCGTCACTTTCCAGCGAGTAACAAACTGCACCGACTCGGTATCCTGGCAGCCGCAGTGCGGACAGGGTGGACCATCGCATTTTTGGAGGAGGATCACGTTCGCTTCCCCCGCCTTGTCGTCCGTGACCATAGCCCCAACCGCCGGTCAAGCGTGAATCCCGACGCCCGAAGCCACGCCTCGCCGCCGGTTTTCGAGCCGTTCTGGGTGACAATCACGTCGCATCGGAGCGTCTTGGTCAGGTATTCGAGCATCTTACTGGCAATCCCTTGACGACGACCGGACACGCCAACTCGCGGGCAAATGCAGTCATCGCCGTCACGCCGAAACCTACCACGCCCTGGTCGATCCACACGCGATCGCTTGCTATTTTCCATTGTTTTGGCATTCGCGTATCTTCCGTTCCTTCGCCAGCGCCTTCCGCGACAGGTTGTGTTTCTTGCCGGCTTGGCGGTGCCCTTTGACGCGGCGTTTACGCTTCACCGCCGCCTCCCCCGCACCGTTTTCCGTTTTTGCTGGGCAAACCACCCGCCTTGATTTTGCTTCCCGGCCTTGGATTCCTCCAACGCCAAGATCAGATGCCCGGCAGCCACGCCCGCGTAGCCCGAATCCAGCTGGTGGTTTTTTCTGCGTATGCGGTCCCACACGATCGTACTGCCTTTGCCCTCGATCCACTTTTCCTTTTGTACTTCGGCCGTGATCTGGTCGATAAAGTCGTCATGCTCGGCAGCGTCCGCGGCGTCGTAGAGCACAATTGCGCCAGGCTGATCCAACGACATCGCCAGGCGTGTGTGAAGTTCCGACTTCCAATGATCCGAATTCACATGGACAACAGATTGCCCGGCACGCCGCGTTCGCGAAAAGTGATACTCCTTGCCCATGTACCGGACTTCGCTGGTTGTCCCCTTCGGCGCGTAGTATCGCGTTGTCCCGCGTTGGCCTTCGCCGAATCCCTTGCTCGGTCGATACCGTTCGCCGCCTGGTGGGCAGTCCACGTTGACTTCCAGACAGAACCGATAGACCGGATCAGTGTGTTCGTGGTAGCCCGAATCGATCCAGATTTGCGATGGCCGGATGATCGTCCCCGTCGCTGAGTGCCAACCGGAATCGAGGTAGGTCTGCAATTCCACCAACGCTTGCCGTAGGCCGCGCTCGACACCGAGCTTGTCGGCCTGAACGGTCTGCTCTCCGTAGTCGATCACAAAGCCGCTTCCGTTGGCCAGCCACGCGATCGCCGTCCAGTCGAGTTGGCGCTTGCCGGTATCAACACCGACGGAAATACCAATACACCCCGGGGGGACGATGCCCTTTTTGTAGCCGGCCGTCCGCTTGGCGAGCGCTGCGGCGTCGAGGGGCGTCAATTCGACCTCCGGTTCCTCGTACGGGATGCAATGAACGAACTGGCACAACTCCCGCTCGGCATTGTCTCGATCGACCTCCCGTCGTGCCCCCCACTCGTCGGCGCCGACGTCCGCGGCCGTAGCGAAGTGGTTGTCGACGGCCGTCCACCGAAATCCGAGTGTCCGCGTTTTGGGGGGCGTTCCAACTACCTCCCCTTCCGGTGTCACCTCTTGGCCACGGTGAACGAGTAGGCCCTGCAGGTTCGCCGTGTAACGCTCTACCTCCGACCATGCCTTTTCGCACGCTGGACACGTCCAATGGGCCCCCTCACGTGCCTCAAGTTCGTTCTCGCCACCCCGCCACCCTTTAAGGTGCTCGCGCTCTGGGCTAACGTACGCCCGGCAATGAGGACAGGGGCGAACGATCCGGCTCTCAGTCCCGGCGAGGTATTCCTGCCAGATTCGGCCCTCTGTAGTTGAGACTGTGCATTCGAGATACTCACGAATACCGACTGCAAGGAACGCCCGCAATCGGCCTTCCATCTGCTTGAGTTTGTCGGCTTCCCGGCTGGTTGTGCCCGCTTCGTCGAGTCCGTCAATTTCGGTCACGGCCAGCACGCGACCAGTGAAGCCGGCCCGGCTCTTATCTTTTCCGCCGCCAGACATGAACCGCAACGTAGCGCCGTTGGTGAACTTCACCCGACTTTTTACTCGACCGCCGCGGCTGCCCTCACCTCGCGTCGGGAGCATCACCCGCAACTCGGGAGACGCCTCAATCACCGGCAAAAAATCCTCGAACCACTTGTCGTGCGCGATGTCCATCGTGGGGATTCCGGCCACGACGGTCTCACCAATCGCGAACAGATGGTAGAGGATTGGAATCACGTAGCAGATCAGGCTCTTGCCGGTCTGGGTCGGGCCGGTTGTGGCGATTCGTTCCCACCGGCCGCTATCCACCTCATCGAAGAACAGCCGGGCAAACGGTTGGGTGTCGCATGAAAACGGCTCTCCCTTGTGCGGACCATCGGGGATGATGATCGTCGACTCTGCCCACTCCCGCATTGACGGGATAGGCCGAGGGAGGATCGACGCAATCAGCCGTGATTGTAATTCGATGGAGTGAGTCATCCGCCAAACCTCTGCGAAACGGCTTTTCCCGCTTGCTCCAGCCCAGACGTCACCAAGTCAACCGCCGCTTGGTCGTACTTTCTGGCCAGCCTTTCCAGTTTTTTGCGAATCGACGTTACGACCTCCGCGTCCCACCATGCGAGAAACTCGTCAACGTTCACCAGTTGTTCCCGACGAACGGACAACTCCAATTCTTCTCGGTCGGCTCGGGCGTTCCGGAACCGCTCCAGCGCCGGCGAATCGCCACCAGCAGACAACGGATCGGTCCCGGCGGCCTCAGCCTCCACTTCCCGCCGCCACACCACCAACGCCTGGGCGTTATACGTCTTGCCGTCCTTATTCCGTGGAGCGTCTTTCCAGGCCGCCGTCCGCATCGTGCGGGCATCGATCCCAAAAAGCCACGCCGCCGATTTTTGCGTCATGCTCCGGAGAGCTTCTTTCGTGCGGTCAGTCTTGGTCCCGCTCATGACTACTCGGGGCTACTCGGCAGGAGGAAGAGGAAACGAGGAAAATAGGGGTAGCGTTTATGTAAAAG